ACGCTGATTATAATGCTTCTTTAAATCATGAAATTGATCTTCCTGAAATCCCGTATGATATAAGAAAGCTAAATCTAAATAGAAAAGGATTTTACTGGTTAGAATCCGGTCTATATGATTTAGACGGCAGGAGTCTATAGTCTCTGCTTCCAATAAAAAGCTAAAGATATTTATTTGTACATATTTTTAGTAACTCTTCCTGGATTGATGTGAACAATTATAGAATTGAGTGTTCTATTATGATGAGCATTATTGATAATTATATCGAATGCGCTGTAAAGTTTTTCATATTGCTCATCATTTCCTCTATAAATTTCTTCCTCTGTGTTTCTATCATCTTGTACAACATCTGACCACAGTTTTTTAAGGAGTTCTTTTGTTGATGTTAGGTATTTTTTCATTTTTATTTAAGTCTATTTTCACCCACAATTCTATATCCGTTATAATTACATTTACTACAACTAACATTTTTCTGTGCAGGATAAGAATAAAGTAACACATCAGGATTAGAATCATACAGATCTCCTCCACACAATGGACATGATAGTCCGTTAAATTCTTTATCGTTTACTTTATCTTTCTCTGATTTAATGATTTCATCAAGAAGAAGTTCCAACTTATTAAAAATTTTGTCAAGATCTGAAGGAAGGTTATCAATGTTATCTTCCAAGTTTTTAAAAATTTCAATAATATTTTGTATTGTAATTTTACATGCTTCAGATTTATCTCCATTGCAAGCGTCAAGAATTTCTTTTGATGTAGGATATTTTTTCATAATTGTTTTTTTTTGGTTTATTTTATTATTGGAACATAGTTACTAAAAATATGTACAATTAAGACAATTTTAGTTTCAAGGATTAAATAAATTTAATCTCTTAGGCTTAACTATAAAAGCCTCTATCCCGTCATTACATTTGAAATTCGGGAATGCTTTTCTTAAAATATTTGCAGAACCATTTATATCAGCATTTCTTATTTTTTCTTGTGCTGAATTTATCCTTTCTCTTATTCCTATTAGATCAGATCCATTTTTCCAATTACCCAATTCCAACATAATATCATGCAACTCTTTTATGCCTTCCTCACGAAGATTGATCGATTTATGTTTATCTTTCCTTTTCGTTTCTACTTCAACAAATTCGTGAATTATTTTTTCATCATGAATAACCGTTTTGAGTTCGTATTCTGGGTATTCATTGATATTGAAATGATCAACATCCGAACCACACACAATAAACATTACCGTAGAATCATCAACTAATAAACAAGAGTCCAACTCCAAAGCAGTTATAACATGTTTCACAAAAGAAAAATGCTTTTCATCTTTAATTCGAATTTTCATTTTTTTTTTCATATTATGTTTTTATTTTATGTAATGTTTTTTAAATCTTCTATAAGACTATCAATATCGCCTTTGTCATATGATTTATAAAATGATGGAATTCCACCATAAGTTGGAATTAGAAAAACCAAAATATCATCATATATTTTATATATTTCAGCCAATCCATAATCACTTTCTGGAATTAAAATCATAGAAATATTTTTTGACATACTATCTATATCATCCATATCAAGAATATGTTGTCCTAATTTTTTATCATATAAATTAATTTCTTGTATCATTTTTAGTTTAATTTTGTTATATCTTGAATAGTTTCGTCCATCAGTTGTTTTCCTGTCTCATAACCATATTCATAATAATCGGCTTTAAGTTTTAATTCTTCTACGTTATCGTTATCATCTATTTTGAAAACATTAATTTTATTTTTAAATGCGGTTGAATCTACAAACCCCATTCCAAATGCTATAAAATATTCCAAATTATATTCGTCAATATTCATTGTTGTTGTTTTTTGTTGTTAAAATCCATATCTTTTATATATACCCATTTAGAAATAGATCAGATTCATCGTCATTTTTTATTTCATAATAATCAGGTGGTTCACAACAATTGTAATAACAATAATCTACCAATCTCAAATCTTCATATTTATAATTAACACATAATTTATCAAAATATGGTTTTATCACATTAAATTCTTTTTCTGTAAGCAATCTAACATTTCCCCAATCACCAGACTCTTCTCCATATGTGTGATAATAAACCCAATCAATATAATATCCTTTATCAGTATATTCCAAAACAAAATGCTTATCCCATAATTCTCCCAATAGGTCTTTTAAATATTCCCACACATCATCTTTACCCTTTCCTTTAATTTCATTCGGCAATGGTAGTCTAACTACCTTTTTATGTACATAATCACTCATATCTTCTCCTTAAAAATTTATTTTGATTTATAATTAACACATAATTTCTCTTGTGCCTTCTGGCCATTTTACATAACTACCACAAAATGGACAATATGAAAAATAATGAATATCATCTTCAAGTGTACCAGCACAGTTATCACATATCCATTTTGTTCCACCTTCAAGTCTTATTGGTGTTGTTATTCCATTACCGTAAGTCTTTTCAAAAATATCTGATTTACAAGGATATAATCTACCATCAAGGGTTTTAATGATATAATAACCTTCCATCACGTGATATTTTTCTTGTTTATTCGAAGGTTTTATCCAAAATTCACCAATAGCAGTTGGATGACGATGTTTTTGATATCCACCAAAAGAATCTCCACATAATTCCTTTACAGCATCTATACATTCTTTGGTATATTCAAATTTAATTGCCTCAACAATAGGTGATTTAGGCTTATAATATTTTGGTTTCATGTTTTATAGTTTAAAATTTTGAATAAGGTTTATATTCCATCTCTAACATCTTCTTCCAAATCAACGAGTGATTCCGCATTATATTCTTTTTCTAAAAGTAGCATAATTTATTTTTCCTTTAGTTTATTACTCTCACTTTCAGTTACAACGCCACGCCCTTTACAAAAAGGACAATCACATAGCGGTTCATTGATAATATTAATAATTTCTTTACACTTTTCCAAAATATTTTTTTCTAAATCCTTGTAATCCATTCCAGAAATACCATCCATAGGAGTATAATTTTCGTATTTCCTACTTGGAGGTGTCATTTCAAAACAAATACTCTTTCTATCTGTTTTATATCTTTTTTCATATTTTGGTTTGCGTTTTCTTTTATTAAAAACAGAGTTGTTCACATCTACAGTATATTCTTTGATATCAAAAAGACTAATTTTCTTTTCAACCTTAAAACAAAAATCATAATTAGATGTAATTATTGCATATTTTGGATCGATGTTTTGCGTTATATATGCCCTCAAAATTCTATACATCACGTTTCCATCTATAGAACATGGAAGATTTTCTTTCATTACATCTGGAAAAACGATAGAAGACACATAATCAGTTTTTATCAAAGAACTTGAAAGGTTTATAATCTCATTCTTTCCCCAACTATTTTCATTATAACATTTAACTTTAAATTCAGTTTTACCAAAATTTGATTTTATATCTGCTATCAATATTGTTTCAAAATCTGTAACATCTTCATATGATTCGTCTGTTTTATCCCATTTTAAACTATATAAAGATGATAGATGCTTACATTCATTTTTAAATTTCCATTCATAATATTCTTCATCATAAACCAAATATTCATTATCCTCTCTTTTAATGGAAAGTGGAATATCATTACCACGCTCAAAGGTCTCATCAATAAGTTCATAACGGTAATTTGTCGGAATCGATGGGTTAATTTTTTGCACAATTTTGATTTCTGTTTCATCTGGTAAAAATAACCAACCAGAAGTAAATGATGCCTCTGTTTTTTTACCATTGATTAAAAACGTTTTATCTATATTTAAAATTAGACCATTGTTATATTTGATATAATTGATTTTCATAATATTATTTTAAATTTTTCTTCTGTTTCATAAATGTTTCCAACTACTTCAACAGTATTGTTTGTTGATAAAATGTTTCTGATTATTAAGTTTTATTTAAGTTTGATTCTTATCCTTTACAACATTCTAACAGTACAAATTAATATAATCCATCGTGAATATCTTCAAGAGCATCAAATGCTTTTTTAACTTTCTCACTATCAGTCATGGATTCATCTTCAAGAATTCTAAGAACAGATCCAATTGCATTCTCAAGATCATCAACCTCTTCCTTTAGATTACGTTCTAAGATGTCTAAGCTCTCATCGATAATCCTTTTTCTATAATAACCTCTCTCCATAATTACTCCTCATTTTGTTTAACATTTCTAACAGGACGAACACAACTGGTAAGATATTTGTAGTCAATGACTTGGACACCATAGTTAAAATAGTGAAACCAAGCAGAGTCTGGATAGTCTTCTCCCGAACTCCAGTACCTATAGTCAGCAAAATTACCAACAATATCTTTATCTTCCCACATGATATAAAGTTCTTCTCTTGTAGGTAATCTC